GCCTCTCACAACACCCCCCCCCCCTTTCATGCGGGACGCGGTAAGGCCGCCCGCCGCAAAGGGTTCCTTGACCGCCGAGTCAACCACGCTCTGCGTCGTGCTCTGCAGAGTCGGTGTGTAGCCGGAGATGCTCTGATCAAGACTGCCAAGCATATCCTGCCCGGTCACGTCCGGCTGATACGCTGCAAGGCTCTCATCGAGGCCTGCGAGCATGTCCGCGCTGATGTCCTCTGCTTTCGGTGCCGACTCCACCATAGCGGCAATGCTGCGGTCCATGGCGTCTTGCGCCGCCGCCTGTGTAGCGTCTGCGCCCTCCGTGATGCCGCTCGCCACGTCATCGGCTATCTGCCGCCCCGCCCCGTGCCCCTCGTTGGACAGGTCATCAACACCGGCCTTCACGCCGTCAATCAGCGCGAAAACCGCTGTTTTTGCGAGGTCCCAGAGAAGCCCGGGCAGATTCGTGAGGATGCTACGGAGGCCGTCTAAAAGCGCCTTTCCGAGCTCCGGAAGATTCACTACAATGCCGCGCACAAGGTTTTTAAGCACTTCGCCGCCTGCCTTGATGATGCTCGGCACAGCAGCGCCAATGCCCTGAAACATCCCGCCGATTAGGTGAAGGCCTGCTCTCATCATCTGCGGGATGCCCTGCGCTGCTCCGGAGACCAGTGCTCCGACAGCCGCAACGCCTTTCGGGATGAGCTGCGGCAAGGCCGACGCAACTCCGGATACCATGCCGGTAAGCATCTGCACACCGCTCTCACCGACCTGCGGCAGCACCGAGGTCACGCCGGAGATAAAGCTCCCGATAGCCTCAGTGCCGGTCTGCAACATCGCCGGAAGCGAAGTCTTCGCAAAGGCCGCGACGCGCGGCAGAATATCGCGCGCAGCGGCAGCGGCTCTGGTCGGCAGCGCGGTCAGCATGCGCTGCATGGCAGTGGCAAGCTTCGGCAGCACTTCGCTCTGCAGCATCTTCGCTGCCTTTCCGAGAACCTTCGGAAGCGCCGCGGCAATCTGCTCAACGCGCGGTAAGACATTCTTAAAGACCGCTCCCGCAGCGTCCGTCACATCCGTGAAAAGCTGTCCCAAATCTGCGTTTTCGTCGGCAAGGCCTGCAATCAGATTCGAGTACGCACCCTTCAGCATCCCGATCGAGCCGGAAATCGTGTCCGTCGCCTCGGCCTGCGTCGCGCCTGCGATGCCCATTTGTGTCTGCACATCATGGATTGCGGAGACGATGTCAGCGTAGTTTTTAATCTGATAATCGGTGTTTCTGCCAGCCGCTTTGTTCAGCCGGTTTGCATCATCGAGCAGGCGCTGCATCTCGGACTGCGTACCGCCATAGCCAAGCTTTAGATTGTCGAGCATCGTGAAATTCTGCTTGGCAAAGCCGTTGTACGCGTTCTGGATGCTCTCGATGTCGGAGCCCATTTTGTTGGCGTTATCCGACATATCGACAATCGCGGTCTTTGCCATCTGAGCGGCCTTTACCGTGTCACCACCGAGCGAATTCGTGAGAGACGCTGCGAAGCTGGTCGCCGTCTCCATGTACTCATTCGCGGAGAGCCCTGCCTCTCGGTATGCGGTCTTAGCATCCTGCAGGACCTGATTTGCACCGGCAGACCCTTTGCCGCCGTATAGCGTCTCTACGCCGCCCTTAAGCTGCTCAGCGTCCGCAAAGGCAGAGAGCGCCTGCTTCCCGATAAAAGCGATGCCTGCGCCAAGCGCCGCAACTCCGGCGATAGTAGCCTTAAGGCTGATTCCGGCAAGCTTTTTAAGGCCGTTTGCCGCAAGCAGTCCGAGTTTCTTCGTGGCGCTTACGGCGGCCTTTGCGATGCCTTTAATTCCGGATACGATGCCGTGAAGGATATTCCTCGGCAAATTCACAACAAAATTCTTTGCGCCGGAAGCAAGACTCCGCATTTTATTCGCTGCCGCCGCAAGCGCATTGCGCGGCAGGCTCGTAACAAAATTCTTTGCGGACTGCGCAGCCGCCTTGAGCGATGCGCCAAGCTTTTTTGTCTCTCCGGTAGAGCTTCGCACGGCGTCATTTGTCGCCCTTGTCGCCGCTTTCGCGGAGGAGAGCAAATCGCGCATGCTCTTGTCGACATCGCCAAGCGGATTTTTCGGGACGTCAAAAGTAATTTTGACTACATCCTCGCGTACTACTGACATTTACTCTCCTTCCTGCGCTTTGTTCATGAGGTCGATGTAATGGTCCAGCGCTGCATTCGCCTCAGTGATTTCATTCGGTGTGAGACGGCAGAATACTGTCTCATAGTCCATGTGTCCGTCAAAAATGAGCCTCCAATAGGCCCAGTTATCTCTTGCCCTTTGCCGGAGCTGCCTGCGGGTCTTCGGAGTTTCGAAATCGTCCGCGCATGACATCTGCGACGAATTTCACGACTTCGGTGAGCTCATCTTCCGTGTCGAAGTCGTCCGGCGTAAGCCCCGACGGCTCCAGAAGGCCGCGCTTCAAGACGTTCTTTGCGTATCGAGCATTGGACATGTTGTCCGTGCCCGGAAAGTAGGAGTCGTCAATGCACTCCTGCCAAGCGCTTAAGCCGTTAAACTGCGCGACGTACGTCACGCCGTTGATTTCCTGAGTTCTCTGATAAAATCTAGCCATTTACGCCTCCTTATCGGTCCGTGTAATCGAGGACCTGCACCTCAAAGCTTCGGTCGCCGAGCTTCTTGCCGACTTTGTTGTCTGCGCTCTTCTTGAGAAAAGCCTTCGTGCCGCCGACCTTTTCGTTGGTGGACTTATTGACCACCCAGATGCCGAAAAGCTCCGTAGAGTCAGCGAGCCGCTTAAGCGGGGGAAGCTGCGGGCTCTGTGCCTGTACGGAGAATTTGATAGTTCCAAGCTGGTTGCGGGAGCGGTTTACGACAACATCGCCCTGCGCGCCCACCACGGCCTCTGCGCCGTCCTCATCCTTCGAGCACTCCACATCGTCCTCACCGGTGCAGGTGATGGCAAAAGTGCCGTAGCTCTTCGTGCTGAGGGTGATAGATACGTCATTCGGGTCAAACTCGTATGCGTGCATTCTCATGTTCTCCTTTCGTTAGATGGTCACCGTGCCGTTAATCTCGGCGGTGTGAATCGCGCCTGCAAGCGTGAAGGTAAAGCGTCCGAGCGCGTAGCTGCGCTCTCTGCGGTCTGCTTCCTTCGTAGCGTCTACGCCGCCGAACTCAGTCGCATAGAGCGCCTCTCCCGCGGCGTTATGCGCGATCATTCCCGTGTTGTCCGCCTGCTTAAGCACATTTGCGGTCACGCCCTCCAGCATGCCGATGCCGCGATTGTCGTACGGCAGCTTCGGCGAGCCGTTTAAGAGCTTCTGTGCGCTGTTCTCAATTCCCTGGATAATCCAGTCGAAAGAATCGACGATATCCAGGTACTCACCGGACGCGGCCTTGCCCTCCGTGGTCACAAGGTCACCGGCCTTCCGCGCGATGGTATACGCGCAAGTGCCGCCGCTTCCGCTGCCGGTCGAGAGCGAGAGAATCTCTTCCTCGGTGCGTTCTGCATCCGGCTCAACGCCCTGCAAGATAATGTTTTTGTAGGTGAAGCTGCCCGCATCCATGCCTGCCGTAGCGCCGACAAGCGCCGCCGCAAGCTTCTGTCCGTCGGAGTGCACACCGATCATCGTGCGCTCGCGCTTTGCATATGCTGCGAGGCCGTCCGTCGCGTTGAGGACCGGGAAGTAGATTAAGTCTCTTCTGCCCTCCACATAGGCAGACACATCGACGGCTGTATCGCCCCCGCCGAGCACTGCGACCACCTGTCGCACACCGGTCAGCTTCTTAAGCGCCTCCACAGCGCCGTCCGTAGTCTGGATGAGCGCGATGCGGCGCGGTGCGTTGTCCTGTGCCTTCATGAGCACGAAGAGCTTGTACGCCTCGCTGCCCTCGGCAAAGCCTGCGAGCTTTACCTCGCTTGCGGTCGCGCACTCGTGATACACCACTGCGCTGTCAGCATGGCTCACAAGAATCAGCGGGATGCCGAAGCCGTCGGTGCCCGCGCTGCTCGTGAGCTTAATTTTTACATTGACATCAAGTGCCATTTAGTTCTCCTTTCTCTGAATCTCCGCGGTCTGGATGCGCTCTCCGGTACTCGGCAGCACATTCATAGCGGAAAATCTCGCGTCAAAACCTTTCCGGAATTCGTACTCAATCGTGATCAGGCTGTCCCGCTGATTGATATCCATCACCTCAAGCGGCGCAATGCCCTGCTCTTTGAGGTAGGCTCTTCCGGAGACGCGAAACCAATCCGCGAGCGCCTGCGCTTTCTCCCAGCAGAGCGTGTCATTGTCAGCCTGCACCGTCCAAGACATTGTGACGACGGCCGGCTTAAATTCCTCCGCCTCCGTCCGTCCGTAGCTTCCGCCGCTCTCGGCGATTGACGTAATCGAAAAGCTTGCATACGGATACGGCGGAATGTGTCCGGTCTGATTCGCCTTTACGGCGATTAGGCCAAGGTCTTTTTTGATGCCGTCGCAAATCGCTTTATTGAATTCCTGAATCCCTTTTTTAAGCATCGAAGCTATCCACCCTTTTCAGCGTGTAGCGGTTCACGTCCGCGTAGTCCTCGGCGAGCAGCTCTGCGCCCTCGACCTTGTAGGTCTTGCCCTTATGTGCCACATAGTAGGTGCAAGCCGTGTCGTCGAGGTCGATGCTGTCATCGGTCTTCCGGATATAAAAATCGCGATCACTTGTCGTGAGCGCGCCGCCGGACTGATAAACCTTTCCCTGTGAGAGCGGAACGATTGCGGCACTTACCGCTTTTCTTTCCGGCTCCCCGCGCACATACTCGCCGCCCTCATAACCTCCGCCGCGCAGGGCTACGATTTCACAGGCTACAGCGTACTTTTTCACAAGGTCTGCAAAGTGAAACACCCGCTTACTCCTTTCTGTATTCGATTGCCGCGATCATACTGCCGGTATCCACCAGCGGGTTCGAGCTGCCCTTCTGCTCTGCCGTAAAGGGGTGGTTCGGCGGTGTTGACAGGTCGCGGGCATATTGCTGTATCAGCCCGCGGGCAGTCATTCCGACATCGTCAAGGAGCACTTCCGCGGTGAAACGCCCCGCGGCAAGCTCGCCTATGTCTCTGTCTACGATCGCTTTGATCTCTGCGCTCTTAGCGTCAAATCCCGCACGCAAAAAGGACCGCTCCGGAATCACGATTACTGTCGTAGTCGCTTTCAGGTGCAGTCCCTTTCGTGCAAGGAATTTTCGCATTTTTTCTGTTACCGGTATCCGGCAGCCGTACTCATGGATGCCTGCAATGTATGCCTGCTCACCGTCAAAAACGCCGATTGACACCGACCGGCCGGAGAGCGCATTCACATTCTCGATGATGCCAGGCAAAAGGTTGAATTTCGTCTCGTAGGTTACCGCCATCACACCCACCTCGACCGCGGCATGGAAATCTTTACACCGCCGGTGTAGTGCCCGCGCAGCAGCTGCCGGATGAGAAGCATAAGCGCCCCGCTCATGTCGCTTGCGACCGCGTAGCTCTTTGACATCCCGCCGATTGACTCAGAGCTGACACCGGCCAGAGTGCCGCCGGAGCTCATGATTTCCATGAATTTCAAGATAAAAAGCCGTGCAGAGGGCGGCAGTGCCGCCACCTCTGTAATGCTGCCATCGGCTATCCGGAAATCCGTGTTGTCGCTGAGCCAGTCAAGCGCAGCGGCAAAATCCAGCTCTCTGCCTTCTGCGAGGTCGCCCGTTTGGTATCCCATCGCCTCGATGTTTGCCGCTGTGAGCTGGATCATCCCTTCGCCTTACCCTTCTTCTTGCTCGTCGGTGCCGCAGTATGCTCTGCGGTCTGCTCTGCGGTCTGCTCTGCGGTCTGCTGCTCTACCTGACTCTCGGCCTCAGCCTCCGCAGCCGCGCGGCGTGCAGCGGCCTGTCGTCGCCGCAGGTTGAAAAATGTCGCGCTCATGGTTCACCTCAAATCTTGTGGCGGAGGCACACAATCGGAACGTTCTTTGCGTCCTTCACCAGCTGCCAGTTGCTTGCCGTCGCAAGGTCGCCGTTCGTCGCGTACGCCTTCGACGGGGTGCCCGTGAAAGAGACTCCGTTCGGATGCAGCACGAATGCCTTTCTGTTGATGAGGAAATCCTCGGCCTTCAGCTTGTCGCGATCGGTCTCAGTCGAAATAAGGCCGCTCGGCGCGCCGCTGTCTCTCGTAAATGCTCCTGCGCCGATGAGATAGGTGTCGTACACACCGGAGTTCACCGGCAGCGAGTCGTCCACGATGACGCGGTAGCCGAGGTAGGTGTCAATCTTCACCTTGAGGTCGCTCGAATACTCAGTCTCAATCTTCTGCTGCTTCTGCAGCTTCGTATAGGTCGCGGAGTGCATGGCGACCGCGGTAATCTTGTCGTACGCGTCGCCCATCAGGTTCTTCGCGTCAAGCGTTGCATCCACGCCGATCACGGCGTCAGCACCGGACTGCGTCGAGATGTCCAGCAGGTGCTTCGTGGTCAACGTGCCGGATGCGCCGAAAAGACCCTTGAGCACGTTGATAAAAATGGCCTGCTCTCTCTCAAGCCACCAGTCCGAGACCATATTCATGATTGCCGCCATCGGGTCAGAGCCGCCCTTCACGCGTGCAAGGTCGGTCGCGCCCCACGCCTTCTGTCTGATCAGGAGCGTAGCGCGCTCGTTTCCCGTCTGCACGCCGTCCGGGGTGAGCGCATCCTCACCGAAAATCCCATCGCCTCCGGAGAGCGGCTTGTAGAACGGCATCGTGATCAGGTTGCCGCCCAGCGGCGTGCCGTTAATCACCTGCGCAACCCGCGCATCGGGGGTCGCGGCGCCGGACTGCACAAGCGCGGACTTCTCCGTGGTTCGCTCGTTCACATAGGTGGTGAAATGCTCCGGTACGATTACCATGTCTGCAAACTTCGTAATTGCCATTTAGTTCTCCCTTCGTTAGGTGGCGTCAGCCGCCGCCATGAGAGCCTTTGCTCTCTCGGGGTCTGTCGCCAAAATTTCCATCTGCTTCGAGTAATTGATATTTCCCTTTGCCCAGGGGTTACCCTTGACGTCCACTGCGCTGCCGCCCTTTCTCGGTTCGCCGCCTCCGTTCTGGAAGCGCGCTTTCACCTTATCGGCGACAAGCTTGTCGATGAGATCCGCGAAAGATTTGACACGCGCTTTCGTGTCGTCTTCATCCGCGCCGAGCACCAAAGAGACGATATCGTCCGCGATGTCAAGGCCTGCGGCCTTCAGCTCCTGCGCTGCGAGGTAACGGTTCTTCATTTCCGCGAATTCCTTCTGCTGCGCCGCGAGCTTGTCTGCAGCTTCCTTCCGCTCGAGCTCCTTCCGCTCGTCCTCGGTGAGTTTCGCCTTCTTGAGCTCCTCCAGAGCGGCTTTCAGCTCTTCGTACTGCCGCTTGCTGTCCTCGAGCTCCTTTTTCTTTGCGTTGCCGACGCGGTTCGCCGCGCGGTCTCGCTCCGACTGCAGCATCTTCTCGACAGCTGCCCGCGTCTTCTCATCAAGCCCTGCGAGCGGGTCCTCCGGATTCGGCTCGCCGCCGTCCGAGTCTCCCGTGTCATCCTCACAGGTCGGCAGGAGCTCCTTATACTCCTCCTCTGTGACTGCTCCGCTCTTCAAAAGCTCATCCAGTTTCGTCTTCTTCATACTGCTCCTCTCTGAGTGCTATCTTCGATAGCCCACGTGTGTTTTTCGGAGTGCGCGCCTCTTCCCCACCTTCCGGAGTGTCCGCCGGTGCGTCCACCAGTGCATCAAAAAAGCACAGCCGTTATGACTGTGCTTGCGTTACTGTTGTTCAGTTGGCTTCGCTGTGTCCCGGTGCTCAGGTATCGAATACGGGCTCAGATATTGGTTGGTTATCTCAACAAGTCTGGCATAGATAGCTTGAATCTCCGGAGGTGCATCCGGGCGAAGCCCCCATCCTTTCGAAGCGGCGTAGGGCATGACCATATCAAACATTCGCTCCTCTTCTTCGGTGAACTTAATAATCATGCAAACCTCCTTTCCCGCTTTATGCGTCTTTGCGCCGCTGCTGATTCCAGCGCATTCTTCGTCTCAAATTCTGCTTCTACTTCGTCAAAGCGATGTATTAAGGACATCCTGCGTGCATAGTCGCTAATCTTCGCGGCTTGTTCGGCATCAGTAACACCCAAACGCTCCATCCTCTTTCGACACTTTTCTGCAAGCCAAGCAATATAAGCGCTCTTGTTTTCATGTGTTATTGTCCAGCCTTCTCGAACAGCGTCATATGCCTGGCGTCGGTGCCACATTTCATGAATAATCACGCCCAACCGCTCTTTTGGCGAAACATTGTCCCGGTCCCAGATGTACTTCACGGTATTATCCGCGGCGTCATACGCGCCCGCTGCGTCATGTAATTCGTCTACTGCCACTATAATCAGCGTCGGCATCTCTGTCAAGGGAACGCCAAACATTTGCATAGCTTTTCTCGTGTCTTGATAAAAAATATGGAGCTCCTTGGGCTTAATACTCACGCGCTCTGACACAAAGACTGGGGAGGCATAGGTCACGATTCTATCTGTCACAACCCGCTTTTTCCAATTCGGATCCTTCACACTCCTCTGCGTATACACATCCCCTTCTTCCCGATCCAGCCTCCTGTATTTCTGTACCCCCGCCTCAAAGCTTTCCTGCCAAGACTCACGCGTCGTCTTCTCCATCCGGTAAGTCAAAAAACACCGGCAATTAATGTCTTCTCCCGCAACTCCCATTTTGCCGGGCGCAGGGCCGCTCGCGCCAGAGGGAAGCTTAAAATCCTCATCGAGCGGGATCTCTACGCCGTCCATGGCGGCATGATTGTAAAAGCCGGGCTTGCCGCTCTTCCACCCGCTCTTTGTCTTATACCTTCGGTTAGGCCGGACACGCTCATCCTTCATGGTATTCCAGCGTTTCAGCATCTGGTAACCGGCGGGGGCAGCCTTCTCCTGCAGCATCGCCGCTGCGTCGCTGTTACCGGCCTCTCTGACTCTGTGCGCCTCAGTCCTCGCAATGCGGACCGCCTTGCCGTAATACCCGCCTGCGCCGTCTGCGCCCGCAAGGGTCTCTGCGATGCGCCTCGTCATTGTGTCGTAGCGGTCGCCCTGACTTAGCCCCACACCGACTGACTGCTTTATGCCGTAGATGATTTCTCCGCGCTTCTTCTCCAGACGGTCGGCAAGCGTGAGGCCGTTCACAGGGTTGTGCACCGCCTCCGCGATTACCTCCGGAGCGACTGCGCGGATTGTCTGAAGACTTTCCTGCAAAGCATCATCGGTCGCAGCGCGCTGTACTGCCGACACCATGCCGTCATAGCACTTCGCATAGCTCTCTTTGGCAAGCTGCTCTATGATACGGCTCTCCTCGAGGGATGCGATGCCGGTGCTCCGCATGATCTCTTCTAAGAGCCTTGCGTCCATGCCGTCACGATGCAGCACAGCATAGTCAATCGCGCCGGTCTCCGGATCCGCATACCGCGCATACGATTCAGCGACACGCTCGCCGATTTCCTTCATGAGCCGCCGATAAAGCTTTTTGAGATCCTTCACGGCGCTTTGCTCTCTGTGCTCTTCGATTCTCCGGACGGTGCTTAAATACCGGTTCAGCGCGTCGCCTATGCCGCTCATTCAGCTTCACCGCCCTCGGGTGGTACATTCACGCCCTTTTTGCCTACCGCTCCTTCCTTGGCCGTCTCGTCGCTCTCAGGGGCTTTCCCGAAAAGGTTCAGCGCGTCCTGCTGCCGCTCCTCTTTCAGCGCAAGCAAGTAGTCGATATCGTCGACCGCGGAGAGCTGATTGTAGGCAATCTCATCCGGCACGCCCGCATTGATGAGCGCCTGCACGGCCTGCGCCTCCGAGAGCACATCGACCGGGAAATTGCGCTTGTATTCGACATACGCCTGGAGGTAGTCAAAGGGGATGCTCTTTTTCATAAAGGCCGAGCCGAGCAGCCGGAACATATAGACATCCGCGCTGTTCATTTTCGCCTCAAAAGCGCCGCATTTTGCCTCAAAGGCCGTGAGTTTGAATTTAAGGCTGATGCCGCTTGCAGCATTGAAGGTTTCGTCATTCAGATTTGGCGTTTTGGAGAAGCGATAGATATTTCGCTCGAGGCGGTCGAGGTGATGCTCGTTAAAGCTGTCGTTGATATCCTTCGTGAGGTAGTAAACCCGGTGCGTGCTGTCCGCATATCCGGGGCTTATCTGCAGCACGCCGGCGCGCTCCACCTCCGCAAGCTGCGCCTGGGAAAGCTCGCCGATGCCGTCAAGGACCTGCAGCGCGTGGGTGTTACCCTCTGCGTCATTCGCGTTGTCGGATACGGTCTTGTCGTACTCATCGATGAGCGCCATGACACGCTCCGCGCTGCTGAGCATCTCACCATTCAGCGGGATTGCCTGGAGCGGGCAGAAATCGAAAAGGTGCTCTTCCTCTCCGGAGCGAATGAAATTGCCGAGAGCGCCCTCAAAGTGATGCACGCTATGCCCGTCGTAGGCGTCCGCGTGCCACACCTCTGCGCCGGAGATGCCCGTAGTTGCGTAGTACCGGACAGCGTAGTCAGGCTCTTGAATCTTGTCCCGTGCCAGCACGATAGTCTCATACGGCGGCACGACCATCACGCGCTCATCGCCGTGCCGGTCGATATAAAAAAGCCTTCCGGCATAGCCGCACACGGAAGCGAACTTTGTAACTTCAAGGTTTACATCGTACATAATATTCCGCGTGACAAATTCGGAAAGCGCCTTTTTCGCCGCTTCAACGGCAGCCTCTCCGCCGGTCGCGCTCTCCGCGCTCTCATCCTCTGCGTAGCTGTAGGACGCGGCTTTTCCGGCAAAATAGCCGACCATCACATCATTGATTTCGCCGAAGAAGTCATTATTGACTTTATTATTCAGCTGCGGGACTGCATTGCCGCTGCCGTCCTCCAGCCCATCGGAGAAGCGCGGAATGCGCGAAAAGATAGGCACTTTGTCCTCGTAGCATTTATACCGCTCGTATAAATCCTTCGTGCGACAGCGGTTCAACTGATGCGCATTGATAATGCGGTTTACGATGTCATCCGTAAAACCATTTTCGTCGATATAGTCGATGTACTCGCTGTAATCGGGATAATCGTCGGTTCTCCTCATAATCTTGCCTTTCCGGGCTCCGCCCTTGCGCCGCCGTATAGCACTCCGATGCCGTACCGCATGGAGTCCATGCCGTGTGAAAATTCGTGGTCGGGCTTGTCCGTCGGCTGCCCATCGCGGCCTTTTGCCCAGCAGTAATTCTCAATCTCTTTCTTGAATTCGATGCATCTCGGATGCACGACAATCTGAAAATTCTGAATGAATTGGATGCCATGATTCACGCTGTCGCGGCCTTTAAGCGACGGCTCGGCCTTGAGACCAAGCTGCCTAAGCTCCGCAATGGATTTCGGCTCCGCGCTGTCGCAGACGATACGCTGTCCGCCGTAGCCCTTTTCGATAATTGCCTTTGCGATTTCTTGATTCGTCGCTCCGGAGCGGTACCACTCATCGAAAACATAAATTTTCTTCTCTGCGTCATCGACCAGCTCGCACACAAAAGCGTTCGGGTCCGTAAAACCAAAGTCCAGATTGAACGCTGATTTCATGCCGGGCTTTGCCCGAAGCGCGTCAATGTCGAAATCTTCATACACGACATTCGTGTAAATCAGGCCTTCCGCGATACCCCAATCGCCGTCACCTTCAATGCGGTAGCGGCGCGGATTTTGTTCCTTCATTTTTCGGAATATCGCGCGGTCGGCTTCATCCAGCCATTCGTTGCATTTCCAGGTTGTGGTTTTCGTGAAGACCTCATCGTCCGGTGTGTCGAAGAATCGCTTTTTAAGCCAGCTCGTGGCGCTCCAAGGGTTAAAGGTCAGCGTGATTTGCTTAAAGTACCCGTCCGGTACCTCACCGCGGATTGACATATCGAGTTTGTTGAAATCGTCTTCGTTCGCGAGCTCATAGGCCTCTTCGCTTGGTGTTGCGGATAGGCCGCTCCCGCCTATCCTCTGCATGTTTCCATGCAGGTCAGACTATATCTTCACGCCAAAGGCGTGCTTCCCGTTTCAGGCGCGCTTGCGCCTTACTCTACTTGCGCAAAGCGCTTTCGATAGTCGTTGAACGTTCTATTTGACATTTTGATATGACATCCCGCGCACTATAAGGCCGATAACGCGGTTCGAGACGCCGTACTTTTTGGATAGCGCCACGGTTCCGCGGCATTTGTCGTACGGTACATAAAGGTCACGAATGTCCCTAACCTGTTCATCCGTAAGCTTGGCGTTTGGCTGAGCGCTCCCGCACAGAGGGGCCTTTAAGCCCAAGGCATATGCGTGGGTCATTTGTTCGGCACGATCTGCCCACTCTAGGTTGTCGGCGGCATTGTTTTGCTTGTTGCCATCGATGTGATTAACCGTGGGCTTGTTCTCTGGGTTCGGCAGGAAAGCCTCAGCCACCAGACGGTGAACTCGTACAGTCTTGTCCATTCCTCGGTGTAGAAGTCTCACCTTTACGTAGCCGTCATGGGTCAGGCTTATGGCGCGGATGATTTCCTTCTTTTCAGAAACTGCGCACTGCTTACCTCGGCTCTTTACACGCCCGAGGTTACTAATCTGGTAAAAGCCGCCGTAGCCCTCGATATCTCTCCAAACCTCCTGCATTTCGCGCCTTCCTTCTGAACATCTGATTGTCAAATAGCTTCGCTGCTGATTGCCCTCGCCTTTACGTTAGGGTGTTCCAGCAATTAGAGAAGTTTATTAACGTGTGAACCGATAGTGTTAATCCACACAAAGCAAAGCGTGCCATAGTCGACCGAAATCGAAGTGATTTTCAGGCCGTCATCCAGTCCACGAAAAAGAATTTTCTGCCCCGTGGAGCGGCGCGTAATCTGCATCGGCGATACCGTGCAATCGAAATACGCATCTACTCCGAGGCGGTGTATTGCCCATTTGAGGTCAGAGAAGACTGAATCGCGAAGGGTATTTGAGTACCGGCGCACGCAAAGCGCGTTGCTCTCCGGATATTGGAAAAGCCGGAAAATCAAATTAAGCGCAGCCGTTTTGCTTTTCTTGGATCCACGGGACCCTTTGCACACACGGTAACGCTTTTTTGTCTTCCAAAAATCCGCGTAGCCTGTGCCCACAAGCTCCTGTAAAGATAATCGCGTCAGGGGCGCCGCCTCCTTTCATGCACTAAAAAAGAGCGGTCATACTGCGATGTCCGCTCCGGTGTCCGGATTCTCTGTGTCTTTTGTCGCGTCCCAATGGCCGTCCGCGCCTACGTAGTAGTAATACGGCGCTCCGCCGACCGAGGGCTGCGTGCCGCGCACATAGGCGTCTTTCGCCATGAGACCGGTCTTTGTGAGGTAGTACTGCGCGCCCTGGTACTCAAGCCACTGTCCGGAGAGCATGCCACCGACTCCGGCGAGGTAGTACCAGCCCGCGGCATCCTGAAACCAGGTGTCGCGGATGAGATTTCCGGCATTGTCGAAGACATACCAGCGCCCGCCGATATATTTCCACCGGCCTGCGACATGCGCGCCGTTTTCGTCGATATACTGCCACGCGCTGCCCCGCTGCTGCCATCCGGTGTGTGCGTTTTCCCGGTGCTTCGCGCAAGCCGTGTATGCGCACCAGCTCACATACTCCGCGCACCAATAAACGCCATTCATGCCGTACCACGCGCCGTATTTCGTGAAATTCTGGTCACCCGGATTGCCGGTCTTGCTCTCCAGCTGAGAGGCGCTTGCCTTTTCGACATAGCCGACCTCTCCGAGAGCCACTGCAATCAGCCCCTCAGCTGTGCAGGTGTCCGCGCCGTAGCGCGGGCGGCCGAAGCCATCGATTAGATGGCCGCCTCCGACCTCAGAGGGCGAGAATACATAGGTTTTCAGTGCCACACACCCGCCGTCGCGCGAAAAGTACTTGCCCGGCGCGGTGTTGCCCTCCACCGTCGTGATCCGGATTTTCCCAAAGGCGAGCCGCTCGACCTTGGCCACAAGCCCCACATGTGCCACGCGGTTTTTTGTTTTGCTGAAAAAATACACGATGTCGCCCGGGAGCGGGTCTTTGTAGTACCGCCCCGCGCGGACGAAATTGGCCTTGCCCTCAGGCGTGTAGGCCGTATAGCCTCCGCACAAGAACTTTTGTCCTGCCTGATATGAATTCATGCTGCTGCCTCCTACTCTTTCAGGTCATCCACAATGACCACGGCGTCCATGGTGACGCCAACATTTTCTTTGAAAATTCCGTACCGCTTGCCGAGAAGCTCGGCGGCTTTCAGCCGGTCTTTCGCGGCTACATCAATCGCTGTGATATCCTGCATGCCGTCGCCGATCAGCTGCAGCGTCTGCTCGCGCTGCTCGCCGCGCATGATAGAGGTGAGATACTCTAAGACCTCTTGCGCGTCCGCAACCTTTGCGGAATGCAGCTCATCCAATAGCGCTTTCAAGTGCGCCTGCACCCGAGGGTTTTTCATGAGGGTGGTACTTACCACCGTAGCGCTCCGCTTCGAATACCCTGCGCGGATAGCCGCCTGCGCAGCATTGCCGTCAATCAGGTACTCCTCGCAGAATCTACGCTGTCGTTCTGTCAATTTTGCCATCGCAAGCTCCTTTCTCTGAAATAAAAAAAATCCCCGGCGGGCAGGAGGTCGCCTGTCCATCCCGAGACCAGGCTAGGAGAATCCCGCCGGGAAATAAAAAAGGCGACGGAGTTCCGTCACCTTCTTCACCCTACACTATAACACAGTTGACATATGACATTCACTATGTTTTTACTAACATTTACTATATACATTTTTACTGCATAATTGCATATTGCTCAAGTGCCTTAAGCCCCTTTCTGTGTAGTACAAAAGCGTGCTGCGGCGCGATATTCATCTCTGCCGCTATCCGCTCGAAGCTCTGATACTCGACATACCGCCTGTATAATACATCCATTTGTAGCGGATTATCAAGCTTCTGGATCAGCCGAATGGTGCTGTGCTTCTCATCGACGAAGGTGTCAATCTCCGCATTGATTTCCTGCTCAAGGGCGATTATCCGGAGAACCGGTGTCACAAAGGCCGCCTCTCCGGAGCCGCTCGACTGTACCCGCTCTCTCGAGGTATCGAAACCCGCGACACAGGTGGAGAGAGCCCTGAGCGACTCAAGCTCCCTGAGTTTTTGATTGATCACTGTGTCCAGCAGCTGTAAGCGCTGCAAGCGCGTCTTTACATCCATCTCTTTCCCTCCTCTCGAAGCAAATCCAGATTGTCCCCGCAAAGCTCTTTATTTGCCTTCGCCTGCTTCACGCACCGGAGCGTCTCTTTGTAGCTCGCTGAAAGCTCTTTTGCGGAGACCTTCACTCTTTTAAGCTCTTCCGGACTAAGTGTAGCTCCGGACGGGCGTTTTCCTGCCTCCGCCATCCGCTTCGCCTCGTTTGCTTCGGTCTGATAATCGATGCAGCGCTTGCTCGCAGCCCTCCAGAGCTCCGCGTACTCGGCCTCTCGGCGCTCAAGATGCTCGACAAGCTGCTTAAAGCGCTGCGGCCGGTAGTACGGCTCAGACCTGTCGATAAGTCTCAGAAAGCGCCTAAATCGCACCGTCTTGCACGGCAAAAATTCGTCCAGGTCAAAAACCATGTGGCAACTCTCATCCCAGAATTCCTCAATCGTCAATCTAAGCTCCTCCATGCTCTCTCCTTTCTTTCAGCGCCCTCATGAGGGACGCTTGCGTGACGTCCTTACTCTGTAAAGCCCTCATCACCTGCTCATCGACTGTGCCGGTGGCAATGAGGTGGTGTATGATTACCGGCTTTTCCTGCCCCTGCCGATGTAGTCTCGCATTTGCCTGCTGATAAAGCTCAAGGCTCCATGTGAGGCCGTACCAGACGATTGTGTGCCCGCCCTCTTGGAGGTTGAGGCCATAGCCGACGCTTGCCGGATGAGCAAGCAGCACTTTTATCTTTCCGGCATTCCAGTCGGCAATGTCCTTTTCAGTCTCCAATGTCCGTGCCTCCGGAATCTTTCCCTGGATAGCGGAGAGGTCGTGCTTGTAGCTATAAAAGACCAGAACGGGGCTGTCGGTCGTGTCGACGATCTCCGATAGCGCCTCAAGCTTTGCCTCGTGGATTTTCACCGGTACATTGTCCACACTGTAGACGCTGCCATTTGCAATCTGTAAAAGCTTTCCCATGACCGCCGCCGCATTGAGTGCTGCAATGTCCTCATCGTCTATCCGGAGAAGCTGCTCTTCCTCCATGCGCTTATATGCCGCCATCTCGGGGGCAGACAGCTTCACGGGAATGACATTGTCGATTCGCTTCGGCAGCTGCAAATAGTCGGCAGCGCTCATGCTGATACAGATATCGCTGATTTTCTTCTCGATAGTCTCCTGCGCTCCGCGTATCGGCTCCCACTTGTATGTGGTGTAGCCATTTCGCGCTCCCGGCCGGAAATAGGTCTCGCGGTATGCGCCGATCGTCCCGCCGAGGCGCTCGCCCCTGTCGAGAAGATAAATCTCCGCCCAGAGGTCCATAAGGCCATTCGGCGACGGGGTTCCGGTTAGACCTACCACGCGCTTTGTGTGCGGAAGCACTTTCCGGAGAGCCCGGAAGCGCTGCGCCTGCGGATTCTTGAAGCTCGACAACTCATCGACCACGATCATGTCGAAGGGCCACTTTTTGCGCCGCTGGTAGGTCTCGACAAGCCATTTCACATTATCCCGGCCGATCACATAGATATCGGCATCCGCTGCCAGCGCGCTTAGGCGCTGCTGCTCGGTGCCAAGGACTTTGGAAATCCGGAGATCCTTTAGGTGGTCCCATTTTTCGTGCTCCCTTGTCCATGTGTCCTCTGCGACGCGCTTCGGCGCGATAATCAGGGCGCGGGACACATCAAAGCTGTCGTACATGAGCTCTTGGATAGCTGTCATCGTGATGACGGTCTTGCCGAGGCCCATCTCCAGCAGAAGGCCGATATTCGGCTTTTCGACTGTCAACGCAATCGCGCGCTTCTGGTAGTCGTGCGGAATGAACTTCACTTGACATCACCTCCCTTCAGCTCTCGTATAAATTTTTCGGCCTCGGCGCGTCCGGTAATAGTCCGGACATCTACGCCAAGAGCCCGAAGACTCTTCTGCTGCCATACCTGGATAGGCGACAGCCGGCCCTTTAGCGCTTTCAGCTCTACCAGATAAACCCTGCCGCCCGGAAGAAAAACGATCCGATCGGGCACACCATCATTTCCGGGGCTTGTAAATTTGAGCGCTCTGCCTCCCAGATTTTTAATCTGCTCTCGCAGCCATTTTTCAATTTCTCTCTCGCGCATTTTCCTCCTCGTGGAACAAGTGGAACATTTTTCCTATATACGCGCGTATATGCGCCTACGCGGGCGTTTTTCGCGTGTTTTTAGGTAAATATCAATAGTGTATAGGGAAAAGTTGTTCCACTTGTTCCACCCACCCCTTAACCCTAGTGTTTATGCGGCTTTGCGCCGTGGAACAAGTCTGGAACAAGTAGCGGAACAAGTCCAAGTTGTTCCACTTTTGGCCCGGTGTCGGGGCGGAACAAGTCTGACTTGTTCCACTTGTTCCACCCACTTGTTCCACCCACTTGTTCCACTTTTTCGCTCATTCCGGTCGCCTATAAATCCGCTGTTTTCCATACCCTGAAATCCTCTCGGACTCTCCGGTTCTCTCCCATCCGGATAACCTCGCCATAATGGCAGCAATCTCATAGCCGTCCTGCTTACGCCAGGCATTTTTAGGCCGACCGAAGCACTCCACGAAAATCTCCTTTGCACAGACGCGCGTCCGCTGCATCGTGCCTTCCTGCTGCTTCGGCGACAGTACATCCCGCTGCCGGAAATAGTCGCAGCGCTTATCAATATCCCAGCTGTACCAGTCCTCGGGTAAAAGCGTCTCGAGGTAATCAATCACTTCTCCCTCGCGGTCGTCGTACTCAAGCGCTGCCTGCTGCGCCTTTGCGGCCTCCTTTTCCATAGCGGCGTCAAGGAAGCTATCTTCTCCGTCCGTCGCATACTGCACAGCCTCCGCCCATATCTGCGACCGCACTTCCTCTGTCATATCCCAGATAGACAGCCGCCCGCCGCCATTTACCGTGACCGGCCAGAATCTCCGGTTGCCGGTCGTATCGCGCAGGAAGCCCGTCGTTGAATTCGTCGTACCGCATATAATCGCCGTGCGCGGATGGCGCTCGACTACGCGCCCGTAGGCCGCTCGGTATTCATCCACCTGCCGGCTGATGAAGCCCTTCATGATGTCAACGTCGGCCTTTCTCGTGCCCTGCATCTCTCCGATTTCCATGATCCAGACACCCTGCAGCTTCTCGGCTGCGGTTTTATCCCTCGTGTCTGCCAGGCTTAAACTGTCGCTGAACCACTTGCCACCGAGCTTTCTAAGCAGGGTACTCTTTCCGATTCCAGGCTTTCCGTCGAGGACAAGAACCGTGTCGAATTTACAGCCCGGCTCCCACACACGATGGACCGCGCCGATCAGCGTCTTCCGCGTGACCGCGCGCGTGTATGGCGTGTCTTCCGCGCCGAGGTAATCGATTAAAAGCGAATCGACTCTCGGTGTGCCATCCCATTCGGGCAAGCTCTTGAGATAGTCTCTAAGCGGATTAAAGCGCCGGCCGTCGACTGCGCGCGTGAGTGCTTTCACGAATTTGTTTTCCGGAAATTGCACGCGGTAGGTGTCAGCAAGGTAGATGTAAAGCTGCGCCTCATCCGCATCGCGCCAGAATTTGTTAGGGTGCTTCCACGGAAGTTTTCCCTGAATTTCGATTGCGCCTGTCAGCTCATTAAAGCGGATGCCCTTAAGTTCAGGAGCGTTCTCGAGAATGAGCGACGCATTTGTGATTACCGGCCGGATGTCGCCGTTTTCAGTCCGGAGAAGCTTTTTTGTCCAATCCTCATCCGGCGCTGCTGCAGTCTCGTCTCCGAAGTCGAGCACGGCGCTTTCCTTGTGGTCCTGGTCAAGCGTAGACACCGTGTCGGGATCCGCTGCGGCGAATTCCGCCATCGCTTTATAGCTTTTCGCGTCCTTGCCGCTCTTCCCCTCCTGCCCTTCGTCGAGATCGCCGAATTTGTGAATGCGCACCAGGTCGAAGGCATTGCAGAGCTGCCCGCTCGCAGGGTCGGTCGAGTGATTCGAGTAGGCAAAAAGGTCGCCGTCGTAGACCACAAGGCCGGAGGCCGTCGTGCCTGCAGCATAGGTGTAGCGGTCAGGGCGTGCGGTCTCCGTATAGACCTCAGGCAGGAATTTCGCGATTGCCTCCGGAATTGTGTATGTCCGGCAGAATGCGCCGACGATGCCTTTTTTGGCGGTCGGGTCGCCCTGCTTGTCCGCCTGCTTTTTCCGGAGACCGGTCATCCGTGAGGACTCCGGCCAGTAGCTCGTGTCCATCCAGTCCGGATACTCGGCTAAGACCTCATCGGCATTAAGAAACGGCGCGTCGTAGGAACGGAATTCCGGCTTTACATCCGCGCTATTGCTCGGCCAGTACATGAGCCGCGCGGGCTGGAAGGTCGAATCGTCGAAGTAGTCGATGCCGATTTTCTCTGCGATTTTACGCGCGATAGCCTCGTACTCATCCGGCGACACCGCACGGGATAAGGGCATGATGAGCCTAAGCCGCGGCTTGTCCGGCGTGTGCTTGTGCGTCGAGTAGACCGCCATCGCGCAGTCAAGGTCCAGATTGTCCATAAGGCTTTCCCAGAGGTCAGCCGGAGGGAAGTCGAGGTCGAGCGTGAGGATCTGACGGGCTACTACGGCTCCGGTCTTTCTCCGCCCGTCTTTTAGGTGCCCGCCGACAAAGCCGCCGATGTCCTTGATTCTGTCCTGCTCGCTCTTCGGAAGCTTCATATATTCGGCGTGGGTCTCAGGCGTAGTCACGGACGTAGAGAGCCGCTTTAAGAGCTCCGACCAGAGCATTTCTTTATTCTTCCATGCCGTCTCAAAGCGGCTCTTGCCTATGGAAATCAGGATTTTGCCGTCATTTTCCATCAAATCCCCCCCCCATCAATCTTTCTTATAGAAATCTGTCTCGTAGGTGTCGCCCTTAAGCGGCAGCCCCGGAGCCCAGTCGATGTCTTGTCCCATGGTGCCATTAATCACCGCGACGGCATCGGCGTCTTCGCACGGCACATCGACAATCATTTCATCGTGCACGTGCATGACGATTTTGTACCCAAGCGCGCTGACGCGTGTCATAGCGACCGCCAGACAGTCCCGCGCAGTAGCCTGGACGATATTCTCTACTAGCTTTCCGCCGTAGGTCTCTGTCTCTCCCCAGGCTTTTGTCTCCTGGTTTACGCCCATGTAGGTGATGTGCTCTCTGCCGTCACGCGGGTCCAGTTTTAGCCGCGTACTCCAGTAACAGAGCTTCCGGCCGCCCGGAAGTTTTATAAAAAGGTTGCCGTTGATATAGCTAAAAGCGATGCCGCGCGGCATCCGCACGGTCCGGTGCTCTGTGATAGCGGTCTTTGCAGCCGTCTCGCAGAGGAACCAAAGCTTTTTAATCTTCGGATTTGCCGCCCTCCACGCATCTACGATGCTCTGGAGTTCCTCTTCCGGAATAGAGCCGCTCCGGTCCATGCGCTTCATCGCGCCGACTCCGCCCTGATAACCGCAAGCCAGTGTAGCTACCTTGCCTTTTGCCCTAAGGTGCCCATTTACTCCATGCTTCTCGACCGGCACGTGATACATCATTGCTGCAGTCTCGCAGTAGATGTCTTTTCCTGCGCGGAAGGTGTCAAGCACCCACTCTTCTCCGGCAATCCATGCGACTACTCGCGCCTCAATGGCAGAGAAATCGGAGACCACAAAGCGGCAGCCCTCAGACGGCACAAAGGCCGTCCGGACAAGCTCCGAAAAGACAAAAGCGGTTTCTCCGAAGAGCGTTTGCATTGTGTCGAAATCTCCCGCTGCCGCAAGCTCTCTCGCAAGGGCAAGGTCCGGCAAGCTGTTTCTCGCGAGGTTATGCGTCTGCACAAGCCGTCCTGCCCAGCGGCCTGAGCGGTTCGCTCCGTAGAACTGGAGGATTCCGCGGAGGCGGTCGTCTGCGCACACTGCTGCAAGCATCGTGCTGTATTTCGCGACACTGGTCTTGCCGAGCGCTGTCCGGATTTCGAGCACGCGCCGCACATTGGCGGGAAGGCTGCGGTTTTTAAGCACCTCTTCTATCGTGTCTTTCGTGACGCTGGTCATACCGACATTCTGCTCTGCGAGCCAGCGTTTTAGCTGCGCCAGGCTATTCGGGTTTTCAAGCCCCGTGATTGCCTGCGCCTCCGCCTGCAGCTCGCGGCTCCGTCTCGCGTCATAGTCGACAATCTTCTCAATCATTGCGACGTCCAGCCGCACGCCGCGGTCATTCATGCGCTGGTCGAGCTCCCAAAGCGCCTGCTCATTCTCCGGCGTTTTGTACGCGGCGAGCCGTTTCCGGATTTCCGTCTCTGAGACCACGTCCTGCCGGTTATACTCGATATAAAGCTTCCATTTCTCCGGATCATGCTCCGGGAGGTTTCTTCTTCTGCCGCCGTTCGCCCTTGTGGGCTTACAGGGCTTTGAGAAATACTGAATGAGCGCTTTACCCTGCGGGTCTTTTAGCTTGTCTTCCGGTAAGCCAAGCGCCGCTCCGGAGCTTGCAAGACTGCCGGGCAAGCCAAGCGTCAGCGCTTTAATCATCGTGCACTGCCACTGCTCGGGCGGCATAGGCTCCTTAAGCCACCGCGCAAGGCAGGTGCGCTCGAAATTCGCGTTGTAGGCGGTCTTGAGCACCTCAGGGTCCGTAAGGGCTTCGCAGAAATTGCGGAGCTCTTCGTCTGTATCCCTGTCGATTGACATCGTGTCGATTACATGCACTTCGTCTTCATCGTCGTAGCTATAGCCGATCAGTAGTACATCAAAGTCCGGCGCCTCCACGTATCTGTAGACGCCGGACTTGATGAGATCCACAGAGCTATACGTCTCGATGTCGACGCCCATCACTCTGCGCATATGCAGCTCCTCTCTTTAGAAGTCGTCGTCCTCATCGACCTCGAAGTCGTCGCCGAAATCGGTCTCTGCCGAAGCGCGTGCGCCACCAAGTGCTTCGTCGTCTTTGAGCTTCTGGATATTATTGAGGCCCACGCCGACGCCGCGGTTTCCGTTTGTGTTGAAAGCGTAGAAATTGATGGACGCTCTCCCCCAGCAGCCGGAATAGACCTCTTCGGGGTCAAGGATTTCGTTCAAATCCTTGTCGACGATGCCCGGTTTTTTCGTGCTGTTCGCATTGAGGAAATACATGCGCTCGTACTCCGGAGCCTCTGCTGCTCTCTCCTCATCACCGTCGCGGAGCGGAAGCTTAAGGCTCGCAGGCTTCTTGCCGCCCCACTTGGAGGCAATGCCCTCCTGCACAGCCTCGTCGATCGCTGCCTTCAATTTCTTCACCAGCTCCTTGTCTTTCTTCGGGATGAGCAGGCAGATGCTGTACTTCGCGTCCTGCCCTGCCTGGAAAGAGCGGCTGTTGAAGATGTTTACATAACTGAAACGAACCAAACCTGTGACGACCTTTGTACTCATAATCAATTCTCCTTTTCAAAATCGGCTGCTGCCGAATTAATAGCTTCTCTCTTGTCACTTTCCGGCACTAAGACCGGCTTTCCCGCGGGCTTTATGATGAGCTCGCCGAGCGTCTCGGTAAGCTTTTTCTTGCCCACAAGCTTTTCCATTGCTGTGATGCCGTAGAGCTTCCGCTCGTAGAGCATCGCTTCGTCATATCCTGCTGCTTTGAGAGCCTCGGCGACCTTTAAGGTGTCCGCGTACTGTCTGACAGACCGACCCTCGACAAGCTTCCAGCCGTCGAAGTGCTTGCCCTTAAGCGCCTGGTCAAGTGTCCACGCTTGCACTGTATCAACCCACGATTTGAGCTCTCCCGCGCGCCCTAAGATTTCGCCGATTTCCTCATCGGTAAGCAGCGCGGGGTTTTTGAACTCGTCCTTTGCGACGGCGAGGTTGTACTCTGCGAGCGCTCGGCAGCGTACACTTACCGGGCACCAGCGGCACCAGTCCCCGCAGGACACGCACTCCGAGCCCTCAAAGGCCTCTTTTGCTCTCGGCGCTACCTCGGTCTCTCCCCAGCGCATGAGCTCATCAAGCGGAATCTCTTCGGTGCTGATGTGGCTAAGGCGCGGCTGGATGATGGTATAGCGCGCGGTGTCGAAATCGTAGATATCCCCGAAAAGCGTTGCTGCACCGAGCGCGTAAAGCCTAAGCTGCGGATTGCCCGGCGCATCGACCTTCACGCCTTTCCCGTATTTGAGGTCGATAACCTCGATTGTGCTGCCGCCGATGATGACAGCGTCGCTTGTGCCGAAGGATTCCGGAGCCCATGCGTCGAGGTCAAGCTGCTGTTCTACCATGAGCTCTGCGTCCTCGCCTGATGCTGCAAGCCGCTCCATGACTGTATCTGCGTAGAAATTGGTCGCTTCGTCCATCTCGCCGCACCAGTATTCGCTTTTCCGGAGCTCTTCTAGCTGTCTCTCATGCAGCTCCTGAGTAATCTCTCCGGAAAGCATCCGGAGTTTTGACTCTGCGACCGCGTGCGCCAGAGTGCCCTCCGCCGCGTAGGGGCTCTCGGGCGGTTCCGGAAGCCCTGCGCTAAGGGCGATTGAGGCAGGGCAGTTAATCCACCTCTTGGCGCTGCTCGGCGAGAGCCTTGCGTGATTACTCGGCATTCCGCGCCTTCACTTTCTCCATAAGGGCGGGAAGGTCCTCGAGCTTCACCTCGGTAAGCTTGGCGCAACCGAATTCCTTGATGAGTTCCTTCGCGACATTTCCGCCGGTTGCTTTATTGAGCTGCGCAAGTGCTTTCCGGACCTCAACGCGGAAATCCTCGGTGACTGCTGATGCAGCTGCCTTCTTCGGTGCCTCTGCCTCCGTAGACGCCTCTTTCCAAGGCATTTCTTCCTTCGGTGCGGACTTCTTTGCCTTCGGCGCTTCCTGCTCTTCTACGGGCTTCTGCGCGCTCTGAGGAGCTGCCGCCGTTGTGCCCTTAAATGCCTCGAATTCGTCGAGGGAATCAAATGTGACTGTAATTTTCATTGCTGTCCTCCTTATTCATCGGTATTTCAATGCCGGTCAGCTCTGTGAATTTCACCGCGCTGACGAAATAGCTCCACTGTTTAAGCTTCACGGCGTAACCCCAAGGAAAAACGCCGTCTTGAAGCCCTTGTGTGACAAATGCTTTCGATTTGCCCATGAGCCGCGCGACCAGGTCGACCGGTACATTTACTGCGTCATTCGGCCTTATCTCCGCAATCGGTGCGAACTGCTCGAAATAGTCGTCCTGTACGCCGAGGGCGCGGGCAAATTCGCGCTTACGCTCTTTCGCGGGTTCATTTTTACCGGAGAGGTACTGACTGATAGAGGATTTCCCGACTCCGGTAAGCGCCGACAGCTCAGACTGCGTAAGATTGAGCTCGCGCATCAGCACTTTCAGCTTCTCTCCGAATGCCATACCTTACTCCTTACTTCTCCTGACTCAGCAGGCCGCCTACCTCTGCCGCGCACGCCGCATAGCCCGCGATGTCCATGAGGCTATCGAGCGAGCCCTTAGGGTTTTCGATGACTCTCGCAATCTTGAAAAGGTTCATCATAAGCGCCACATCCATGCCGGAGAGGTCCATCATGAATCCGTGAGTGCGATTCAGATAGTCGCTCCAGAAAATCGCGATGGTCTCAAAAATCTCCTTCGGAGACCCGTGCTGCCCTTCCCGCTCTTCGACGATGCTTCTCACCTTATCCAAAAACTCTGTCTTTTCCATTTGTCCTCCTTACTCCGGTACATTCCGGAGATACTCCCCGCAGGCGTCTCTCACCGACTTCAGCGAGAGGCTGACAAGCCTTGCGGCTACCTGCTCTTCTTCGTCATCCGCGCCCGTGAACCGCTCCCCAACGCATACAATCATTTCGCGGTGCTCTGCAACCGTTTCGAGCAGCTTGTCGAGCTCCTTGAGGTGCTCATCCCACACGTGCTTCATGTCGCAGCCTTGTCCGGATTTCTGACCGGCAGTACGATTGCCTTGGCGTTGCCCTGCGTAATCAGGGCCGGCGCGCGGTCGGTTGTAAAGGTCAGCTTCACCGGCAGCTTCTGGTCAAAGGCTTTTAATGAGCTTGCGAGAAGGCTCGGAGAAAAACAGGTCTCAAGTTTCTCGCTTGCCCTATCCGCCGTTTTGAGTCCCAAACGCTGTCAAGACTCGGATAATCGCCTTTCCCGACCGACAGCGTGATGCTGTCGTTAAGGCTCCGGTAGGTCGTGGCATCCGCTCCTGCGGTCACCTCTACGTAGGCGGAGCGCTTGTCAAAAAGACCCGCGGGCGGACTTAAGAGAAACTCCCCGTGCTCTACGGAAGCCGAGAGCAGCGGCAGCGCGAGCTCAAAGGCTCTGACCCAATCCGTGCCGCGCACATAGAGTATCCGGCCTTCAATCCTGCCGTGCGCCATCGTGCACACCGGTCTGCGTGTGTCTTTCTGGTCGATGAACGCCCGCGCAAAGCGCACGAATTCATTCGCGTACGGTGTACCCAGCCGAAAAACAATGTCTTTCATGCCGGTCACCTCACAGGCTCATGCCGATCAGCAGCGCGATTGCGCTGAGCTCGGCAAGTGCCGTGCAGAGCACAATCAGTGTTCGGAGCTCGGCCTTCGCCTGCGCCTTTCTGGTCGCTTCGAGGCGTGCCCGAAGGTTTTCGATAGTCGCCTCACTCTCTTCCCTCTCTGCCTCGAGGAAGCTCACCTCTCGCTGCAGCTGCTGCTCTCTGTCTGCTTTCATCACGCGGATAAAGCCCTCTCCCGCTTTCGTCACCTGATTCATCGCTGTATCTGTCATTTCTTTCCTCCTTGTGCGAGCTCATGACTCGCAAGCTTATCTCCCTGCTCTACCGTGTAGTAGCGTCTCAATCTGCTTGTGCGCGGACGCTAACAAGAGGCGCGCTCCCGCTACATAAAGTGCGTCGCTCGCGTCGCTCATGTCGGGATCCACTTTGCCCAGCCGGTCGTATGCGTCCTTGATCAGCGCCGAGGCTTCAAGCAGTAAAGTTGTGTCGCTCATACCCTCACCTCCCGAAAAGCCTGACGGGCGGAGCACAGCTCGTCCTCCGCACTCTCCAGATAGTTGGTCACGTCGTCATAGTCGGCGTCCTCTAAAAGCTCTCTCCGGACGGCCTTGATGCACAGCTCGATGATTTCGAGCCTCTCCGGAATCGGTCTTTTACTCATCTTTGCCCTCCGAAAACAGCTCCCGAATGCGAAACTCCGCTGCTGCATCCTCCAGCCCCTCCCGTGCCACGCGCAGGCCCTTTTCAGCGCTCTCACAACCCAAATCTCCGACCGATTCGGCCACGCTCTCCAGCGTGTTGTAAATCTCCTGTAATCTAAAAGCCATCATGAGGCGCATCGTCTCTTTTGCGTTCATTTCTCTCCCTCCTCTGTGTCTAAAAATGCCTTGCGAAAACCGTCTATCACGATCTTGGCGCGGCCGCTGGTCGCGGATACCGCCAGAGCCTTCACCGCGCCCTGCGCGTCTTTGACAGCGTGCGCAATCGATCTTTGCAAAATCGTGCGGGTCAGCTTTGCGCCCTTCGGAAGCGCATCTCGCGCGGTAGCGAGCTCAGCCATCATCGTGACCGCTGCATAGAAATCCACGCACGTACTCGCTGCGCTGCCAAGCGCATCCGCGGCCATAAACCCGTACTTTTCTTCCTTAATCGGGTCTTCACACGCTGTCATACCGGCAAGCGCCTTATGCGCTTCGGCGCGGCGCGATTCAATTCTTGCCGCTAACGCGTCCAGCATTTTGACGTCGTTCTCCACCAGCCTGTAAAATTCACTCTTTGCATCCATCTTTCCTTCTCTGCTCATCTCTCGTATGTGGCTCGCGCTCCGTCCTCTGACTGGACCGTAATGGCGTACGGAAGGTCGCTCCCGCTCTGGAAGTACGCCAAATATCTCGAATCGACAATTTTCAGCTTCTTTTTGTGACTCTCCTCACACCTCATCGCCTCTGCTTTATCGGCGTAATCCGTGCGACAAAACTCGCATGTATAGAGTACCCTCTCCTTCACTCCGGCCTCCCTTCCTCTTCTGACAGGCTCATGCCTACCTTCTTCTCGAAATAGTTGCTGAATTCTTTGCAAGCCTTCACTGCCTGAGCGATCTGCATTGCGGCGAGAATCGCGGCCGAGGCTTCGGACTTTCCGGCCTCCAAATCGCGCAAGCCGGTGTTTGCCCAGGCCTGACACATCTGGAGATTGCTCACCAGCGAATCGAGCAGCTCGACATCCGCGCGTACTCTTTCCAGCGCTTCTCTGTTCATAGGTCCTCCTCTGTGCTGTCCGTCGTTCACTCCAATGTCTCACTGAGCTCGTGCTGTAGTCTTGATGCTGCATGCATGACGCCCGCTCTCGCAGTCTGGATGTCGAAAACGATTTCTTTATCATCCGTGGCGATAGAAGCGAGCTGCTTTATGTACCCCATCTCGTACGAAAGAGCAGAGAGCCTATCCATGAGCATCAGCCGCGTAACGCGAAGATCATCCATCTTTACGCCGCCTCCGTTCTCTCAATCATCGGCAGCACGCCTCTCCGCTTCAGCAAATCGTAGAGGAAAAGCCGGCCCTTTTGCGTCCAGTACGTATGAACCCGCGCTCCCTGTGTGCCGTCGGGCTTACTGTAGTTCTGCGTCTTGGTCTGTGTGTAACCGCAGCTCTGGTATTTCGAGTAGAGAAACCACACTCCGGACTGACTGAACTGGATCCCAAGATCATGCAGCATTTTGTTGAGCGCCTTCGCGCTAAGACCGTAGTCTTTCGCAATCTCCGTGACGGATAAAAGCCCGGAGCACTGGAGTATCAGGTCATAGTAGCTTGCCTTCGGCTTAAGCTCCGCAATCTGCTGCGTGAGGACAGTCTTGTCAAGCTCCAGAGCCTTCCTCGCCTCGCGCTCCGCCTTGAGCGCCATCAATGCCTGAATGCCGAGATCCGGATTTGCGATGATGTCGTCGATTGCGTAAAGGCCGTGTCTCCGGATGCTCGGAAGCACCTCATCAAAGACCCAGTGCTCAAAGCGCTCTGCCGAGGGAAGTTTGCTTCTGACAATCAGGCGGTAAACATCGCCCTCGGGGATAAACACAAGCGACTGTACGCCTCCGGCTGTAGGGAGTTCCATTTTGGAGCCCCCTTTGCAGTGAGTACTCACCGCCTTGCGGGGGATTGCGTATCCAAGCGCCCGTGCCACGTCTGTCCCGGAAAAGTGCGGCTTGCCGTCGATTTCTACTGTCCGGACCTCTCCAAACTCTGTGCTCTCAAAGATTTTCAGTTCCTGCATTTTCTCTCCTTTTCTCACTCAGATTAGCTCTGCTTCGATGGACGCGATTTTGAGCGGGTCTACCGAGAAGACTTTTGTCTTTCCCTCCACGATGGTCGTTCTCCACGGAACGAACTGAAAGTGCAGAATCTCGCTCCCGCTTGCGGACTTAGCCACGTCTTTGCCTCCGCATCCGGGGACCAACTGCGTCACCCTCTCCACGTCGTCAACGGTGTGCTCCGTCTCGCCCTGCAATCGAATGGTTACTCTAATCATGCTTCCTCCTTTTCTCCTGAAGCTCCCTCCCCTATACTGACTTCACAGGGCACTGCCATGCCCGAGTCTGTAGAAAGGAGGTGCTAACAATGGGTAAAAATCAATGGGTATCCCCACGCAACGGCAAATGGGCCGTGCACGGAGAAGGTAACTCGCGTGATACAAAGCTCTTTGACACAAGAGCTGAAGCCGAGGACTTCGCCAGGACAATCGCGAAGAATCAGAAAAGCGAGCGAATCGTCCAAAAGCGCAACGGCCAGATAGCTTCAAAAGACAGCTACGGTAACGACCCTTGCCCGCCTAAGGACAAGGAGCATTAGCAGCCATAGTCCGGTCTTTCCCGAACCCGATACCCGTCAGCCATCTCGATATTGTCTTCCGTGATGGTCGCGATGGGCGTCGGGTTCTCTTCGTCTGTCTCGACGATGATGCGCGTCCAGCCGCGGATCTCTTTCGGTCTTTCGCCCAGCGTGCGTTTTCTAAACACAAACGAGCACGCCCATCCAAAAAGCCCGAACTCAATGATGTACTCGAGGTAGTGTCTACCCTCTTCGTCTGTGCTACGGAACTTTGATATATGCCGTGCCATCATTCCGCCCTTCTATCAATGATCGTGAGTTCCTTGCTGCCCCAGTGGTGCTCTTTCGCTGCATCTGCATAGGTTTTCCAGTCGATTACAGTGCGGTTAATGAGCATTACTCCATCAACGAATAAATAGTTGATTCTCCGGTAGCCGCCACCTGTGTAGTCAACGCAGTGGTCATCACAGAGGATGTCAACCCCCAGAAGATTCAGGACGGCAGCCATACCGCAAGCTTCATTCGTGCAGAGTCCAGTCCGCCAGGCATCTAGCTTTAGCATGTGGCTCTCGCTCATTTCTGCGAGCTTAAGAATTCTTTCAATCAGGTCCTGTAGCGTGCATTTCATGATTTCGTCTCCTTTCTTCCTGTGCGACCTCGCTACGTTCCATCATCGGCAGGATGCCCTGCTCTTTCACTCAGTCCCTTCATTAATCAACTCTAAGTTGTTCGATGCCCTAAAAAAAATAATGCTGTCAAATGGCATTCCGTAAGTCTCTGCCAGCACCTTGGCCTGCGTAACGCTTGGCTCCCGGCGGTTTTTCTCCCAAGCCACGATGGTGTTCGTGGTCACTCCCAGCCTTTTGGCCACCTCGCGCTGTGTGAGGTGGGCGTTCACGCGCGCCGCCGCCAGCGAGATTTTAATATCCCTCATCCTTCCTCCTTTCCGAGGAGCCCGTCGCTCCCCCTTGCTTGTACCCATGATAAATCAACTTAAAGTTGTTGTCAATCAAAATCTAAAAAAAGTTGTATTGAGATTGATTTTTAGTTGTTTTCGGGGTAGTATCTGTGTAGAAGGAGTTCGGAGGAGGAGTCATGTCAGACGAAGCACAGAAGAGGATTTTTTCAAAGAATCTTCGCCGCCTGCTAGAAGAGAGCGGCAAGACGCAAAAGGAACTCGCCGAGGCAATCGGCGAGTCGCAGCAGGTGGTAAACACGTGGGCGATTGGGCGCTCGATACCGCGCATGGGAAGAGTGCAAAAACTCGCGGATTATTTTGGCGTGGAAAAATCAGTGCTTGTAGATGAGTGGCAAGAGTCCTCCATCCCACCCTACCCAAACATCTTCCCGCTGCAGCGAAAGCGCATCCCGCTCCTTGGTGAAATCGCCTGCGGCGAGCCGATTTTCTGCAACGAAGGGCGTGAAAGCTACATTGCAGCAGGGACAGATATAAAAGCAGACTTTTGCCTGAAAGCCCGCGGGGATAGTATGACCGGCGCGAGAATCATGGACGGCGACATCGTCTTTATTCAGAGGGATGCGCCGCTTGAGGACGGTCAGATCTACGCGGTTGCGATCGAAGATGAGGCGACCTTGAAGCGTGTATACTACGATGCCGAGGCGGGCGTGCTGCAGCTGGTAGCTGAGAACCCCGCCTTTAAGCCTCTCATCTACTCCGGAGAAAAGCTAAATCAAGTCCACATCCTCGGCCGCGCTATCGCTTTTCAGAGTGACGTGAGGTGAGATATGAAAAATCCAAATGGCTACGGGACCGTCACCCGGCTTTCCGGAAATCGCCGGAAGCCATGGGTTGCGAAAGAGGGGAAGTCCGGCAGACAAAAACCGATCGGCTATGCAGCAACCCGAGAAGAGGCGCTCATGCTGCTCGCTACATATAACGCCGCTCCCTGGGACATCGATCGGAGCAAGATCACGCTGCAAGAGCTCTTCAACCTGTGGCGTGAAAAGAAAGCACCAAAAATGGGCCGCAGTAGTCAGCGGGCGATGGAAAGCGCATTTAAGCACTGCGCGAGGCTCTTCAGCACACCATACTGCCAGATTAAGGCCTATGACATGCAGGACTGCATTGACGGCTGCGGTCGTGGATACGCCACGCAAGGCGCGATTAAGACTCTCTGGAAGCACCTTGACGCTCTCGCGCTTGAGCTGGATATCGTAGGCAAGCAATACTCGACGCTGCTGGAGTCCGAGTCCGTGCCGGACACATCTCGGACGATTTTCACCGATGATGAAGTGGCACGGCTTTGGGCACATAGAGATGAGCCGTGGGTTGACTTGGTGCTCTTTCTCCTCTATACCGGATTCCGCATATCAGAGGCGCTCGGCATGAGGGTTGAGTATGTGGATTTTGAGCAGAAGACCATGACCGGCGGAGTAAAAACTGCCTCCGGTAAAAACCGCGTTGTCCCGATACACTCGAAAATACTGAGCATTGTAGAAGCACGCGCTGCGGCATCGAAGAGCGGATATCTTTTTGAGTATAACGGCCACAAAATGCACGTGTCGGTGTACTACTCGGTGTGGGGGCGCATCATGCAGGACACCGGCATGCAGCACGTCCCTCATGAGTGCCGACACACATTCCGGTCCCGGCTCGACTCCGCCGGAGCAAACCGGGTCTGCATTGACCGCCTCATGGGGCACAAATCCGGAAATACCGGAGAGCGCGTATACACGCACAAAACCCTTGAAGAGCTTCGCGCGAATATTGAACTCATAACAAATTAGTAACAAAAAAGGGCGAAAACCGTGTTAAATCAACGGTTTTCGCCCTTTGTGATTTTATCATAGCATATCTTCACTTTTGCGACAATCCAGCCCGCCAATCATCAGAGCGAGGTCAGGAAAGTTGCCAGACC